GTAGCTAAATACCTTTTAAACCAGGCTCCAGAATTTGCAAGTCATATTGCAGTTGGTGTTGGTGGACAAGCTTATTCAACATCCTCTTCTGCAACATTTTCTGCAAGTGTCCAGTCTTTGGGTTTTGAAGTAGCAAGAGTTCCCATTTTATCAAAAGGTTTATTAAAAGAAAATGACCAAGAAAAGATTGTTTTTAAAGCAGAGCTTCCTATCGAACAAAGATATCAGATAACTGAACTTGGACTATATCCAGCAGCAACAAATGCAGTAGCTGGAAATTTTGATAGCAGAATTATTTCAACCTTTAGCAACTCAGAGCCTTGGGCATACTCAAATAACCTAGATGACTCTGGAAATGTTTTATATATAGGACCAGTTTCACTTGATCCTGCAGGTATTGGAAATATCGGTATAGACGAACCAGAATGGGATGATTTTATTTTTATAAATAGCAACTCTCCAATTTTTGAATATTCAACTAGAATTAATAGGGGAGAGCCACCAAGATATTTGAATAGAAGTCTTAGTGTTTCTGGAAGTACTTCTGTTGTAGATACTCTAATGCCAGCAAGCTCTGCTTCAATCAATGTTTCTAGTGCATCCTCTTACTATATTGAAAATAATTCTATTAGTTTAAACTTAGGAAAGAATTTACCAACAGATCAAATAAAATTAGCATTTTCAGTAGTTAGTCTAGAAAGAGAAGCGGCAGCTCCACAAAATGTTAAAATTAGGCTAGAGTTTTTAAATAACGCAGGTGGATCCACTTCAAAAGCCTTTGTAAATATCGCACTTCAAGATACAGATTTAAACCTTGATGAAAGAGAAATGAGATATCAGGTTGTTACAAAAGCTCTATCAGATTTTACTTCAACAGAAAACTTTTCCTGGAGTCTAGTAAATGCAGTAAGAATATACACATCTATTCATAATAATGCTAATGTTCCTACTGGAGAACATTTTGTATTTTATGACGGATTAAGATTTGAAAATGTTTCTAGTTACAATCCATTATACTCACTTGTTGCTGCTGAATATATAAAAACATTAGATGAAAATCCAATTTTAAAGAGAGAAAATTCTACTAGTTATGTAGAATATAGGTTTGGCGTAGGAGTTTCCTAGTGGCAGAAATAAGAATTCCTGTAGAAAGACTACCAACTCCAGATAAAAATGGAGATCATGCTTTTCAATTTAGAATTATATCTGTTGATAAAAACCAGTGGTCAGCCTGGTCGCAACTTTATGTAATTAAGAGTATTGGTCAGTATAGACCCTTGGAGTCAAATATTACTGCAGTAATTTCTTCAGAAGATGTTAGTCTAACTTGGGATACTCCAACAATTTATAACTATAATTCTGCTTCAATTACTAGTGCTTCTATAGCTCATAATCATTCACAAAAATTTAAACAACACGATACAGACGTTTTTGTTCAATGGGATAGTGGAAATTTTGAGTATCATGATAGGGTAGCCTCTGATACAACAAGCATTGTCATCCCACCTGGATCTGCTTCAGTAAGAGTCTTGGGAACTGTTGCACTAAAAGATATTCCAAGAATAGGAACTTTTGAAGAGAATGTAGACTATCAAGCAAGACTTGATGAGTATTTAGGAGTTTCTGGCTCAGTGCAAGGGGTATCTGACTTATTTAAAATATTTGATACAGGGGTAGTATCTTTATTTGAATAAAGAGCACTTACCTGATATAATTAACTAGGAGATAAAATGGCACAAATTGAATTACCAGATAGAGGTCAACCACTTGACATATCTTATTTATTTAGAATAGCTCAAGAAATAAACAGAGTTTCAGAGCTAGTTGGAAGTAGTATTTCAAAAATTAAATACAGAGATACTTCTACCCCATCTCAGCCTTTGACATCAAATGTAGTATTTTATGCAGAAACTCAAAAAATTGTTGACGCAAACCTGTCCGTTCAGCCAAATGCTCCAGCCTCATTTGATTATTCTGGAATATTCAAGACAACTCCAGTTGTTATATCTTCAGTAACTTCTGTCACTGGTGTTTCAAACTTGTACCCAGTTTTAAGTGGAGTTACTCAAAACTCTTGTCAGGTAAACGTATTCTCATCAGCAACCTCTGGAGCGTTTTCTGCTGATGTTTCAATAATTGCAATTGGTGAAAGAATTAGTTCTTAGGCAGGTAGTGTGTCTCAACCGCAGGATAAAATAAATCCTTGTAAAAAAATATTCTTTATTGATAAAGATCTTGTAAAAGTTTTTCATATAAATAAGAGTAGTAATATTGTTAATTTTTATAATGTAACCAAAGGTAAAGAACAGAGCATGCTGTATTCTGATTTTAAGAAACATAGAAAAAGAGCCTATACTATTGCAAATACTGCAAGAATTTTAAATAGGTCAAGAGTACAGTTCCAAAGAATAATTGCAAAGGGCTTGATTCCTGAGCCAATTGGTGATAGTATTGGTGGAGAAAGAGGTTTTCAAATTAATGCCTATTATTCTGAAGACCACATTTTTGAAATTAGAGATGTTATGGCAACTATACATGGTGGTAGACCAAGAAAAGACGGCAAGATTACCCCTAGAAACGTGCTAACAGAGCAAGACTTGCGTTCTAGAATGGGAGATGCTATAATGCTTTATACGAAGACATCGGATGGGCGTTTCATTCCGACTTGGCAAGAAGAGACATGGTAGGAGACCAAAATGTCAGAAACAACAAATGTTTCAGTAACACTAGGATATACACTAAATCTTGGAAATTTTCAAAGTCTTAGAATTGACTTAGGTATTACAGATTTTGTTCGTAGTGGAGAAAATACAGATCAGGCTCTTGATAGGGTTTATGAATTTGTAGAGAGCAAGGTTATTCAAAAAGTGGAAGAAGCAAAGAAAGAATTAGAGGATTAGTGGCTGAGAAGAAAGATCGTTTTGCACTAATATCTAGATATAAAAAATTAATAAAAGAAAAAAACTTAACAGAAGAAAATATAAACATACACATTCAGCAATGGGCTGCAGACTCGTTGATTGAATCATACGGTATAGAGCAAAGTTATGATCTAATTGAATATTATGTCAGCGTTTCTGCATCTCCAACTTGGAAATGGTTAGTTAATAATGCTGATAAAGTTTATGATGCAAAAAGAATTAAAGAAGAGGATGCTGTAGCTAGAAAGCTACTAAGGGAACAAGCAAAGGAATGGCTAAATAGATAATGTCTGATTTAGAAGCAAAGGTACTATCTGCAGTTTTAAATGATAAGCAAATTCATGTGCTATTTCAGGCAAACCCAGATACTTTGTTTAGAACCCATAAAGATGTTTGGGATTTTGTAAAAAATTATTATGAACAAAATTCAACCGTTCCAACACAGTCACTTCTTGTAGAAAAGTTTAGAGACTTTCAACCAATAGGTGAAATTGGCACAACAAAACATCATTTAGAAGAGTTAAGAATACAGTTTCTTGAAGATCATTTGAGAAATGCACTAATGACTAGTGCAAAACAATTAAATGATCATCAGCCAATTGAAGCTCTTAATTCAATAATATCAAAAACATCTGATCTTAAAAGAATTAGTTCTGATGTTAGGGATATTGATGCAACAGATGTAGAGGATGCCTCTGCACACTTTATACACATTAAGGAGTTAAGTGAAAAAGGAATACATGGCGTTAGAACAAATCTTGCAGGGTTTGATAACTATCTACCTGGTGGCATTGCTCCTGGTCAGTTTGGTATACTTCTTGCTTATCCTGCCATTGGTAAGTCTTGGCTCGCTATTTTTATGGCTGTACAGGCGTGGAAAGCTGGTAAAAAACCGTTAATAGTTTCTCTTGAAATGACAGAGAAAGAAGTAAGAAATCGTGTCTATACAATTATGGCTGAGGGATATTTTTCACATAGAAAATTAAGTGCAGGTTTAATTGACATTGAGGGTTTTGAAAACTGGGCTAAGCAAAATCTAAAAGACAAGCCACCATTTTATATTATTTCTAATGATGGTCTTGCAGATGTGTCTCCATCTGTTATTAGAGGAAAGATAGACCAGTATTCTCCAGATGTTGTATTTGTTGACTATATTCAGTTAATGAATTCAAATCAAGGAAATGACAATGAAGTTGTAAAGATTAAAAATATTTCTAGAGAGTTAAAGGTTCTTGCAATTTCTTCCCAAGTTCCAATTGTTGCTATTGCTTCTGCTACTCCTGATGATGCTACAGATATGAATAGCGTTCCATCACTTGGTCAAGTTGCTTGGTCAAAGCAGTTGGCATACGATGCTGACTGGGTTCTAGCTCTTGGTCGTGCAACTGGAAGCACAATTCTAGAATGTATATTTAGAAAAAACCGTCATGGATTTTGTGGAGAATTTATGGTAGACATTGATTTTGATTCAGGTCGCTTTATTTATAAGGATTTTGAATAAAGTAGTTAATTCCATTGATATAATTGATGGTATGTACGCTCATAAGTCAATAAAAAGATTTAGCCTTGATGGTGAAATTTATGATGATTCTCATATTATAAGACTTAAAGAGCAATACTACAACATGATTGTTGCTGGAATGAAGTCAGATGGATATGTTCCAAGGTATGATATTGACACAGACTTTACAATTAGTTATAATGGTAGAACATTTAATTTTGAAATATCAATATATGGCGTATATGTAGGAAAGAGAATAGCAGAGTGTATAGAGGGAATAGACAAAAACAGACCAGTGATGGCTACTTCTACTCAGAGGATCAAGTCAGAAGAAGTCTGCTAACTGCAGGTATTGATGTAGTCTATGAAGTAGAATCTGACTTCATTATATTTTGTCCATATCACAATAATTATAGGTCTCCTGCTGCAGAAATTTCAAAAGAAAGTGGATTGTTTTACTGCTTTGGATGTCAAGAATCTCATTCACTTATTGAAGTAATAATGCATGTAACTAAGAGATCTTACTTTGAATCTGCAAGAATGGTTGATTCTAAATCAGACAATAATAATTTTATTGAAGCCCTTGAATCAAAACTTGATAAAAAACCAGAGTTTATAGAGTTCGATAATGACTTAATTAAAAGACTAAATCAATCTGCTTTAAATTCACAAAGGGCTGCACAGTACTACCTTGGAAGAGGAATCACAAAAGAAAGTGTTGAAAGATATCTACTTGGATACTCTGAAAGTCAAGACATGGTTACAATACCAGTACACTCTCCTGATGGCATGTGTTTAGGATTTGTAGGCAGGTCTGTAGAGGGAAAAGAATTTAAGAACACTCCAGGGCTTCCAAAAGCAAAGACAATGTTTAATCTGTTTAGAGCAAAAAGGTTTGATAAAGTTTTTGTAGTTGAGTCTTCCTTTGATGCAATACGCTTAGAACAGGTAGGGGCACATGCTGTAGCCACTTTGGGAGCTTCTGTGTCAGGTAAACAGAGGGAACTATTAAAACAGTATTTTAATAATGTAATAGTTTTAGGAGATAATGATGATGCAGGAAAAGAGATGGCTAAAAAGCTATCTAACATACTTGGATCAAGTGCAACAAATGCAAGACTTCCAGAATCAGTAAAAGATGTATCAGATTTATCAGATGATGAGTTAAAAAAGTTTGTGTCACAGTTTGACGATCTTATAGCAAATGTGTTACAATAGATGAATCGTCCACATATAGGACAAATATTAGGAGAAATATTATGGCAATTGTAAAAGGGCTAAAGAATATCGAAGCAATGCTAGATAAGCCAAAGTTCGAAAATAATGGTCCACGAGTAACGTGGCTAAAACTAGAAGATAATCAGAGTGTATCAGTTCGTTTTGTTAACGAACTTGATGGAGACTCCCCAAGTTATGACGAAAAGAATGGCTTAGCCATTGTTGTTTCTGAGCATACAAATCCAAAAGATTATAAGCGTAAGGCAGCATGTTCTGCCGAAAGCGAAGGTCGCTGCTTTGGTTGTGAAATGCACAGAAAAGATATGAAGGCTGGCTGGAGATCTCGTCTACGTTTCTACATTAACGTATTGGTTGATGATGGTTCAAACGATCCGTACATTGCTGTATGGAGTATGGGTGTGGCAAAGTCTGCAACATTTGATACAATTCGTGAATATGTTCAAGATTCACAAAGTCTTTCTAACATGA